CAATATCGTTATTCCCTTGGCCTTGCCCTTGACCCTGTCCTTGACCTTGACCTTGTCCTTGCCCTTGACCTTGCCCTTGACCCTGTCCTTGGCCTTGACCCTGTCCTTGACCCTGTCCTTGGCCTTGACCCTGCCCCTGGCCTTGACCTTGACCAGCACTTGGAGGCGGAGGAGGTAATTTAGGCATATTTTTTAATATATCATGATAAATTTGTTCAACGGGAAGATTTAAATATTTTTTATCATACAGTCCTTGAATTTCTTCCAAAACAAATTTTTCATCAAAATCATCTGTAGTATCTACAATTATAGGATTAATCTCTAGATCTGCTGCGATGTTAAATATTTTTTGATCAAACCCTTCTCCTCTTTGCATATGCATAAATATACAATGCATAATTTCATGAATTATAACGAAAATTTTTCCCATCCATGAAAGACCATCAGCAAATTCTGGATTAACAAATAATCTAACTCCATCTGTTGCCATAGTAGGTACTAGCCATGTATAAATAGTCGGATTCATTTCATGTACATAAGGACGATAAAGAGGAGATTGTGTAACTATTTTATATTTAGCTTTTTCCATCTCTTCTTTTACTTTCTTGACATTTATAACTTTTCCAGTATAAGGAGATACTGCTTCTTCCATATCTTCAATTTTTGCACCCATAGGTATAGAAGGTAAAGGTTTTTTTGCTTCATCCAAGGTTACTCCAGATTTAAGTTTATATAAAAAATCTTCTAATAATGGATAATAATTTTCGTTCATATTTTTTATTTTTTTATTTAAATTTCTTTAATTATATTGCCTTTTACTTTACATTTATTTTTTATAGTAGTTTCTGACAAAATCTGTGACGGTGAATAATGTATATCACCATATACTTCTTTTGGAAAATATTGTAAGGTTGTTATAGGATTGCTACATATTGATAAATTTCCTTTTATTATAGAAGGAATATATTCTAGCGTACTTAATTCATTATTATTTATATATAAAGATTCCCCTATAATTTCTGCTATACCTTCTAATGATTTTAAATTATTATAACTTGCACCATAACTCTGTTTAACTACACGTGGACCAAATTGTAAATCTTTTAAATTATTGTAGCTACACATAAAAGATCCCGTTACACTATATGGACCACCTTTTAAACTTGTTAATTCATTATTATCACAATGAAATCCTCCAGATATATGATTAAATTTTATGTAAACTGGAAAATCAGTAAATCCTTTATCTGAAAGAAGTGTAGTATGATAAACATTAATTGAAAATTTTTTTGTAAATCTATAATCATTTATTCCTGCATTTTTTAACCATTCTTCAATACGGGATTTTAAACCAATACCCATATCTTCAATAGGATCTCCGTTTTCAGTAAATCTTAAATATTGATTATATAAATGTTCTTTTAATAATTTCATATTATAAAATTATCATATATTCTATTTGTACTGCAAATGTTTGTGGATTAAATAAATAAAATCCTGTAATTAAATTTTCAACATTTGAATTTTCTGGATCTTGCGCTGCTAACCATATTTTTAACACGCCGACTTTTTCCCATTTGTTATTTGATTGTACATAATCTAAATAATCAGCAGCACTCATTGTATCATCAGTACTAGCGCCATTTAACCCTACATCAACCGCTTTGTAATATCTAAGATAAGCATCAGTATTTCCGGTGCTTGGTTCAAAATAAACTAAATAATCTGGCGCATGATTAATATCTATGTACATAGAAGATTGATCAGTAACAGAATTTGGGTAAGTAATTTTTAATACATATCCCAACATTGCTCCATTAGGATATTTAAAAGCAGGAATATTAGATGACGTATCTTCCGCTAATATACTATTTGTACTGGTATCAAACTGAAATAAACTTACATCTAAAGAAGTTATATTATAATTATATCCTAATACATTCGATGTAAATGATAATGCACTTGGATCATATGAAGCACTTACAGTTATTCCTCTATTATCAAATTCTATATTAAGTGCATTTTCTATATTTATTTGATTAGTATAATCAGCAGTTACATATATTGAGTCTTGATAATACCTAAAATTTTTGTAATAATTAATGGACATATCAACACTTAAATAATATTGATGATTTGAACCAGTATATATTACTGATGCATCAAAGGGAAATATTTGAACTTTACTAGAAATACCTCTAGTTAAACCTTGTACAAATATTACTTCTCCGGGTTGTAAAATTTTAGTTTGTTGTACCCATCCAGTAACAGGCTGCAGTATGTCCCCCAATGACATCGACATTATGATATCACTTCCAGATATTACTCCAACTTGTTGATTTGGTAAAAATTCAAAAATTGCTGAATCAGATTCACCTGGACATTGTGGTAAATCTGGATTAACATAATCATTAGAAGTATTATTATTAAATAAGTCAGTGGACATAATTATTTAATTATTTTATTTATTTATTCAAAATTTAATCAAAGAAATTAAACTTTTTATTTTGATGATAAATCTTTTGCAAATAAATCATATTCTTTTTGTCTTCTAATAATTAAACCAGGATATTTTTTTGAAATACCCGATAATTTTATATTTTTTGCAGCCATTATATGATTATTATCTTTTAAGTGTTTTATAAATTCAGTTTGTCTAAATCTAGAAATTCCCATATTATATGACATAGAAACCATTGCGTTAAACATATTCTGAGTTATTTTTATGTCTTTTCCTTCGGCCTTCCATTCTTTGAACATTCTTTTAATACCATTTTCAGCTTTTTTAATATCAAGTGCAAATAATTTATTAGCTTCATTTAAAGTAATAATTTCTCCTAATTTGTATTTAGAAGTTCTTATAGGTTCAGCGTGTCCATAACCAACAGTTATCATACCATCATTCTTTTTAATGAGTTTACCTTTTTTATCTTTAATAGTATAATTTATTATATATGGCATTAATTTTAATTTTTCGCTTTCTTTTATAGAATTTTTTGCTTCTTCAGATGTTTTTACAGTTGCAATATCTATAGCCATTTCTACTATTTTATATGTTATATTATTTTTAAGTATAGAAAGAGGTTTAATATTTGTTATTTTAGTTAATTCGGGAAAGGATAATTTTTCGTTTTTAAGAATTTTTGATTTTATATTATCAATTGTATAATGCGAAACTTCTGCCCATTGATTATTTTTAATTACAAAATTAGATAATAATATTACAGCCAAAATACTTGCTATATATTTTTTTAATTTTGAATTTGTTGTTTCATTGAATTTTTTTATTAAATTGTTTAATAATATTTTTTTATTTTTTATTTTATTTACTATATTTCGTATTTTTTCAACATTAAATTCTTCATTAATAGATTCTAATAATATATTTTCATATAAAAGATCATTATTAGCAATATTATAGATTTTAAAATATTCTATAGATTCATTTAAAGTTGTTGAAACAAGACGCATTTCTATTTTATTTTATTTATTCAAAATTTAATATGATATTTGTATTTATCTCATAAAAAAAGAGGCTTAAGCCTCTTCTAAATTCTATCAAAATTTGTGTGTTCTCCGGGATTTACGGGAATTCCCCATTTGTCTACATTTTTATTTAATTTTTTTTTACTTCAGGTAACTTAGGAATTGCCTTTGCATCTATAACTTCTACACCTCCATTAATATAAGGTGTAAGTACTTCTGGTAGCCCTAGAATTGATTCTTGTGCAATATCTTCATCTTTATTAGTTTCTATAATAGATTCCTTTAGTTTAGCTTTATCTATGCTCTCGAGTAATTTAATTACTTCTTCACCTTTTGAAGGTTTCATTATTTCATCAAGATTTTTAATTGTTTGAGTTGTGCTTTTTCTTTTTAGAGGATCAATTGATCTATTTTTTCTTTGTTCTTGCGGGACGCTTACGTTTTCCTCTTTTTGTAAGAATCCCTGTTCTTTTTTTGGCTCGGCCGCAGTTTCAGTTTGTTTAGGCGGCCGACCTCGTTTTTTAATAATTTTTTCTGGTTCAACAAAATCTTTTTCAAATTCATAAGATAATAATGGATCAACGTCTGGTGTAATACTTACTAGCTGTGGAGCAATTAACTTAGGAGTTAATCTTTCAGCTTCTTCATCTAATTCAGCATTTAATTCAACATTTTGTTTTAATAATTCATTTTGTAATTCTAATTGTTTTTTAATTTCTTCTTTATCTTTAGTTATATCAGGCTCAACATTTGTTAAATCTATAGGAGATAATGTTTCTTTAACTCTTTTTTCAACTTCATTAACTATTATTTTATCTACTTCTTCATCCGGAACACTTCCTACTTTTTTATTTGTTTCTTCATTTTCTTGTTCTCTGGGAATTAATATATTGATTTTTTGAGCAACTAATGCTGTAAGACCAAGAGCAACTATAGGTAAAAGTGCCCCCTGTAGCCAAGATATTATAACTTGATACATTTCAGGATTTGCTGCTTGCACACCAAAAAGAATGGATTTTTGAAAATATTGCCAATCTAGATTACCAGATGTCATTATGTGTTTAAATGAAGAAAAAACATTACCTGTTATTTGCAATCCTGTCAAGAGAATCATAAGAATCCAAGGTAAAAATTTTTCATCTCCTTTTTTGGCCATCAATATAGAAAATAAAACGCTTGATTGCCCTACTTCAAATGCAAGTGCTAATAAAATAGCAAGCGATGTAGTATTAGCCATTTGAAAAAAGGTTATTGCATGTAATGTTGATACAAAACCTACACAAATATATATGATAAGAAATGTAAGTATTAATCCCCAATAAAGTCCTTTATTTGTAATTTTAATTTTTGATAATCTCATAATCTTAATTATTTTTTTCTGGCTGTATCTAATGATGCTCCTTTAACATTTATCGTTGTATTAGCTTTCATTTTTTCAGCAACAGATTGAACTGCTTCGGCTCTTTTATTTGCTTCTCCTGCTCTTTCGCTTTGTAATCTTAATTCAAATTGAAGTTGATTTATAGTTGCAGTAGTTTCTTTTTCTAACTCATTGCATTTTTTATTTAAAGAATCTATAATATGAGTATATTCTTTTTGAACTATGGTAATATTCATATTACGATTACAACTTTGTATTGATTTAAAACATAATAATAAAAATAAACAAAGAGCTATCCACTTCATATTTTTTGTAAAAAAACTTTGAGGAGTAACCATATTATTTTAATTTATTTATTTTATAATTAAAAACTATAAAAGTTTTAACGAATATAACTTATATATCAAACTAAAAAATGAAAATTATGAATCATCAAAATATTTATGAATCTATAATTCAGAAAGCTAAATCTGAAAATAGAATTAAATTAAGAAAAAATCAAGAAAATTATGTTTATTATGAAAATCATCATATAATTCCAAAATGTTTGAATGGTAGTAATGAAGAATATAATAAAGTTTTATTGACTGCAAGAGAACATTATGTATGTCATAAATTATTAACATATATTTATCCAAATATTAGAGGGCTAGTATTAGCGTTGCAAAGATTTAGATATTCAAAAAAATTAAAGTTGTATAATTTAACATCTAGAGATTATGCATTTATCAAAAAATTAATATCTTCAATTCCTATGGAAGAAAAAACAAAACAAAAAATAAGAAAGCCAAGAACAGAAAAAACAAAACAAAAAATGAGAAAATCTCATAAATCTTTTTCTCTAGAAGCAAGAAAGAATATGAGTAATGCGCATAAAGGAATAAAACATTCACAAGAAACTATAAGAAAACAAAGTGAATCTCGTAAAGGAAAACATTATATTAAAAAAAATAAACATTGTTGGATGTTTAGCATGAAATTAAATATATCTCTTTTAGTTAAAGAAAATGAAATACAAGAATATTTAGATAATGAATATCTTCTAGGAAGATTAGTATCTATAAATACTCGAAAACAAATGAGTAAATCCCGAAAAGGAAAAAAACATTCTGAAGAAACAAAGAAAAAACAAAGTGAAATTAAACTGGGAAATAAAAATCCATTTTTTGGAAGAAAACATTCGGCTGAAACAATAGAAAAATTTAAAAAAAGAATACCGTGGAATAAAAGAAAACTATAATTTTTAGTTTTGTTTATATATCATTATAAAAAATACTTTGATTATTTTTTAACTACTTCAGGCTTAACTTTTTCATCTTTAGTAGGTTCAATTACTACTGCGTTACCTTCTATTTTTTCTGTTATAGGTTCTTCTTCTTTTTTAGGTTCTAACTCAGCTAAATAGAAACCTTGGCAGGCAGCTGCCCACTTTTCTTGAAGATATTGCAAATCTTTTAATTGTTTTCTTGCTTCTTCAATTTTTGTTCCTACAACTACTCCAATTTTTGCATATTTATCAGCTTGTGCTTCAAAATCTTTTGCAAGTCTAAGGCCTGTTCCACCTGGATTTGCTAACATATATGCACAAAATTCAAGCGCTTGATACCCTAATTGCAACGCAGTGTTTTCATCTGCAAGAGACATAGTTTTTTGAAGTTCTAATTCCATTTTAAGAATACCCATCCATTCTGTTTTTGACCAAAATGCATATTTATTCATAAAATCAATAAGGTATAATCCTACATCATTAGATCCAAATTTTCCAGGTTCGCTTATAATCCATTTCTTTTCATCAAAATCTTTTAAAGCTACTTGAAAATCTTGTTTATATTGTTCAACTTCTTCAGGAGTTGGCTTATTAACTTCTTTTTTTGTTTCTTCTCCATCTTTAACAACTGTTAATACAGTTTTTTCTTTTTGGTCTTTCATTTTTATAAATTTATTTTAATTTAAAAAACAATAGTTATTTATTTTTATATAATATAAAATTAAAGATAAAAAGTTTTATGAATCATCAAAATATTTATGAATCTATAATTAAGAAAGCACAATCTCAAAATAGAGTTAAGTTAAGGAAAAATCAAGAAGATTATATTTATTATGATGATCATCATATACTTCCAAAATGTTTAAACGGAACAAATGAGAGAGAAAATTTAGTTTTATTAACAGCAAAAGAACATTATGTTTGTCATAAACTATTAACTTATATTTATCACGAAAACCGAAAAATAGCTTGTGCATTTCATAAAATGTCATTTAGTAAAAGATATGGAACTATTATTTCTTCCAGAGATTATGAATACGCAAGAAAATTACTTAGTATAATACCTGTATCAGTAGAAACATGTAAAAAATTAAGTAAAGTAGGAAAAGGCAGACCTTCTAGTAAAAAAGGAAAAAGTTTTGATCAATTATTTTCAGAATTATACGGTGAAGAAGTTGGCTTACAAAAATCAGTAGAATTAAAACAAAAAATAAGAGAAAACTCTAAAGATAGAAAATGTTCAAAAGAAACAATCGAAAAACATAAAACACATATTCCATGGAATAAAGGTAAAAAAGATTGTTTTTCTAAAGAAACATTGGAAAAAATGAGTAAATCGCACTTAGGAATTAAATGTCATGATGAAGAATTTAAGAAACACCTCGGGATTAATAATGTTTTATATAAAACTGGAACAACTCATTCATCTCAAACAAAGGAAAAAATGCGTATGTCACAACAAAAAAGAAGGGAAAGAGAAAAATTATAATATTAGATAATCATTGCCATTTTTATAATGATATTCTTTAACCAATTCGCAAAATTGTTGTTCATATTTTTTTAATTCTAAACCAGATAATAAAATTTCTTGTAAAATATCATTTTGTTTATCTACGCATAAAATTGAAGCTCTGTTACAAACTATATTTTTTTCTTTATACATTTCTCGTATACAATTTGAATAAGCTCCCAATTGTAAAAAGTATTTTAGTTCCTTTGTGCTTCCTTTTTTAATTTTGCCGTTGGAAGATTTAAAATCGGTTAAAGAAAGACCAAATAATTTATCTTTGTAAAGAATATCTAATTTTCCTCGATAAAATAAAGATGGAGAGTATATTCCCATCTCTATTGCTAATATTTCAGAATATTGTGCACAATATTCTGAATAATAAAATTTATAAAAAAGATTTCTTCCTTCTTCTATTTTATCTTTAGGAATATTATCTATTTCTAATAATTTTGGGCTCTCTACTTGTGTATATTTTAATGCTTCTGAAATATCTTTAGAAGAAGAATATTTTTCTACAAAATTTTCAATAAAACAATGCATTGCCGATCCTCGGTTACCAGCGGAAGTCATTATTTGATCAGCTTTAATTTTTCCTACACTTGCAACAAATGCATCCCATTCTGGATCTGCAAGCATTTCACCAATTACAGTAGATACTGAGGGTACTTTAATCTTAAGGACTGCTTCTGGCAGTCCGTAAGATCCTTTTATCCATGTAATTTTATCTAAATCAAAGTTAAAAGCCATTTAATAAGAGTGGGTATAATGTTAAGCTTAATAATAACTATTACCAATAATGTAGTGGTAATAATGAATTTTAATAACCATATTATTGAAAACTTATTAAAATTAAACCTATATACAATTAAATATGAAAGTGTAGGATTTCCTTTATCATCTTCAAATTGATTAAATTCACAATTAAGACATTCTGCAAAACCTAAATTTTCATCTAAATAACGATTAAGAGGATTTAAAGTTTCAAGCACCTTTGTACGTTTAACAACTTCAGGTAATGGAGAATCAGATTCTTCTAAATTAACAGTTACAAAAATGTCATATAATTTAGTACGTTCAAGCTTCCATTTATTATAATTTGATTTTGGATCAGATTCTTCTCGTCTAATTGTACGTATCCAATCTGCATAATTTTCAAAATCTCTATAGACTTTCATCCACCCCCAATTATGAGGTTTAAACCAATCAAAAAATTTCATTTTTATTCTTCATTATTTCCAAAATAAGAATCCACTAAATCTGGATATTTTTTATATAATATTTCTGCAACATCTTTTCTGGCTTTTCTAAGTCTTGTTTTAACAGTAGAAAGATTCCATCCCAAATCATCGGCAATATCATTTAATTGTTTTTGATTAAGTTCCCTTTCAACCATTACAGTTCTATAAGGTTCATTTAGATTATTTATTGCCGAAATAGATACATCATAAAGTTGTTGAGTTAATTCTTCACCGCTCGGCCCTACACATTCTGTATTCATAACAAATACAGGATTATACATTTGAAGCAAACGTGAATTATTACTTAAATATTTGTCATATGATAAATTTTTATTTCCATTTCTTATAATACCAAGAGCTTCATTTTTTGCAATTGCATATACCCAAGTTGAAAAATTGTATTGAGGTTTATACTGTTCTATTTTTTCCCAAACAGTAATAAAGGTTTGAGAAGTTACTTCTTTACTCAAATCTCTATCTTTAACGTATTTATATGCAAATGAAAGAAGTCCGGGTCTTAATCTATTAACTAATATTTTAAATGTTTCGTTATTTTTATTTTCTATAAATTCTAATGCTAATGTTTGAATACTTGAGCCTTTTTTAATCATAAATTTCTCTTTTTATTTTTAATTAAATTATATGTATATATGTTGTGTATTTATGCTAATCCGAAATAACTTGTTCCACAAGGTTTCCTACATTTTTCATAAGTCCTTCCACTTTTACAAATGGAAATTGTCCTATAGCATTAATTATTTGTGTAAGAGTTTGATGATCCATGATTTCAACATCTATTGCATTAATAAGTCCAGCTATTTCATTAAAAGGCCTATCACCAATTGATTGTAAAAGAGCCTTTTTAAATTCAGGTTTAATTTTATAAGTTGGAACATATGCATTAGTTTCAACCTTTTGTGTTGCATCTACTGCAGGAGATACGGCTGGTGGTGTTGTGATCTGATTTTTGTTTTCCATAATAAATGTTATTTTAATTTAGTTTTTTATTTATATGTAAAAAAATTTAAAAAGTTTTTATATATTAATATAATATATTTTAGTGTTAATTTCAATTAAAAAAGTTAATCTTTTGTTATATTTTTAATATATGACCGAGATTAGTTAAATGTTTTAATCTAGTATCTACATCTGATTTAATAATCATACTTCTATCTGTTATAACACCAGATTTTGTTCTATAAGTTATAACATAAATAAACCAATCATCATTTGCATCTTCTATGAATACCGTTGTTTGAGAGGAATGGGTTTTTGTTAAAATATAAAGTTTATTATGATTAGCGTAATCTTTAATATTTTCAACTGCTTCTTTTTTTTGTTTTTTTATAGGTTTTTTGTACATTATTTTGGTATTAACATCACTTTGTCTAAAATATGTTTATATCTTTCAAAAAGTTCTTCAGGGGAAAATAATTTTAATGCTAGTGATTGCGAACCTGCTAAATGTATTTCTATAGAACAATTAACAATTTCAAAATTTTGATAACTACTTAACGAAAGATAATTATTTCTTACTCTTTTCTGAAAATTTATATCAATTTCATGAATATCGGTTTTCCCATCTAAATACTTTCTATCAGTGCCTTCACGTTTATTAGCTAAGCGTTCTTCTATAAATGGGATAGGCACATCAAAAAATATGTTTAAATCTGGATACGGTAGTTCTAAGAATCCAAATTCAAATTCATCTATCCATTCTTTTATAATTTGTGACTGAGCATCGTTATCGTATTTAGCTCCTTGATATGCCATATTGGAAAATACATAACGATCTAAAAGAACAACATCATTATTCATTAATTGTTTTTGTAATTCTGGAAGATATAAAAATCTATCCATTGCGTACATATTAGCGACAAAAATTGGATTAACTTTATCAATATTTCCATATTCTCCCTTTAGATATGCAGCAATTACATTGCTAGCTTCGTTATTTCCGTATATAGGGAAATGAAGGTATTCATATTTATATTTATGTTCTTCTAAATATTTTTTTATTAATTCTATTTGTGTTGATTTTCCTACACAATCACAGCCTTCACATACAATTAATTTTGCATTATACATATTAATAAAATATTAAGAGTTTTTATTATGAGTTATATTGTTTATATTTTCAAATATTAAACTAATTGAAAGTCCTATACATAAAAGACTCCAAAATTTCCAATCTGTATGGAAAATTAATTTTAAACTATACCCAAATACAAATGATTTAAAAAGAAACATACAAATAAAGAATATTGAAGTAAATAAATCAGATAAATACGGTAAGTTATTCTTATCTGTTTCTTTTAATGGCGAGATTTTTTTATTTTTGTAATTGTTTAGTTTATCACCTAAAGAATTATTTATTAAAGTCATTTCTTTTTTGTTTTAAGATCTAATTTTTTAACTTTCGCTTCGCCACCTTTTTCTTCTTTTTCTTTTGATTCACCGGCTTCATGTTCTTCTTTTTCTTCTTTTTCTTTAGATTCGCCAGCTTCGTGTTCTTCTTTTTCTTCTTTTTCTTCGGATTCGCCAGCTTCGTGCTTAACATGTTCCTTATTCTTTATATCTCCGACTTCATCTTTAGATTTCGAAGTTTCATCTTTATCGCCTTCTCCTTTTTTAAAATCAGGACTTGCTTTTTTAGCGTCAAGAGTATTAACGGGTTTTTTCTCTCCCTTTGTGTCAGCAGTTTTTATTTCGCCAAACATTCCCGGTTTAAAATCTTTAACCGATTTAAGATCTGTTTGAAGATCATATCCAGGTTCAAATTCGGCTCCACCCATTTTCATTTCAACTTTAACTTCAACTTTTCCTTTTTGAAATTCTTTTTTCAACCAATTATATGATTTTACATTGGTATCAGGAATAACAATGCCTTCTTGATTAGATAAACCTTCTCCGCCATCCATCATTTGTGTAGATTCTTCATAAAGTTTTTCTAAATAATCATCGATGTTAAATTGTCCTGCTTTCATAATATTTCTTTTATTTTATATATCTATCTATTTACTGAAAAAATTCTCATTAGGCCTTGGCATTTTTACTAAAACCCATCTATGTGTTATAGGATTCTTTTTACAATATTTATGTAATAAACCTGCTTGATTATATGTTCCATAAAGTTGATCTGACCACCATCCTCTAGTTTGTCTAATAGCGTTTGGCATTCTTACGAAGCTTCCTCTTAAATATGCTCTTTCTTTTTTCCAAAAATCTTTTTCCGAATGTCCTGTTAAATTTACATAAATGTAATGTTGTATATCAGTTAATCTAGCACCTTCATTTCCTTTGCTTTCAATAAACTTAAGTACTCTCCAAGATATTGTATTTAACATTTTTTCGGAATAGCCTATGCCCATATCTTTTATAGGATCTGATTCTTCTTTAAACTTTTCATTAACAAATTTAGCTCTCATTGACGCGCTTAATTTTATTTATATATTCTTATGCTTAACTAGCAGTTTACTAAAAAATAATTCAAATGTAATTGTAAATATGGAATATAATATTAATAAATCTACCCACCAATTAATAAAAGGAACATATAATACAATTGCAGTCATTATAGAAAATAACATTAAAAATTTACAAAAATGCCAAAAATCAGTAACCCATACTAATGCAGTGGACATAATAAACTTTCCCATTTTAGTAGTTGGTTTCCATTTATTAGGCCAAGATAAAGAAGGATTAATCCAATTTTGATTTGGCCATGTAGTAAAAATACATATATCCCAATGATATTTTACAATGTCCACGCAAGCATTCAGTATACCAGATAAAAATATTAAAATAATCGATATCATTTTTTCTTAAAATCTTTAATTGTATTTATTATGCCTGTAACTAAAAATAATAAAAATGTTATTACTAAATATGCAATGGGAATAATTGCTAAATAATTGAATATATTGCTATGGGTTCTATTGTATAAATTAACAAATAAAGCTAACAATAAAAATGATACAATTATTTTAAATATTCCATTTTTTTGAAAAAAATTTAAAATTATATTTAAAAATGATTTCATATAGGTATTTAATTATTTTAAATAAAAAAGCCCGTATTTAGGCTACGGGCAAATCTCCTGTAAATGAGTGCTTCTTAAGCAGCCATTGCCAATTCTGTAACTTTTTCGCCGTTTACTTGCGTTATTGAGATAATTACTATTGCCCTTAATATGCAATCAAATCCAAGTCACCCCCAAAATAGGTAATGTTACGTTATCTTACAAACCTCAGATGCTTAGTTCAAGGTACTAAGCCTTACCATCCTCTGAACAGATTTGTGGAGGTGGAGGAATTCGAATCCTCGTCTTGCATACTTACTCTATAATTAGCCATCGCTGGCACTCTCAATATCTTAAAGAACTAATATAATATAATTTTATGTAATTATATTATAGTTTTTGTTATTTTTTGTTAAATTTAAGGTGTTATAATTTTTTCAGCTTTTTGTTGTCTAATTTCTGCAACAAGAAGAATAACTCCCCATGCAAATAAAATTATACCAAAAAATTTACTTGTTAAAAAATAGAATAATACAGATAATGTAAGGTAACTAATCTGAGATGCATATGCATAACGTAAAAATTGTCTTACAGCTTTTCCTGCTTTTTCTAACCAAAGTTTAATTTTTTCCCACATAATTATAAATTTATTTTATTTTTTTGTGTTTATCTTCTATTATATCCCATATAATTAAAACCCCAAGTATTATTAAAATTGCTACAATTATTAAAAGTGATTTCATATTTATTTATTTATAGCTTATATTCCTAAATTAGTTGCTCCGCCAGCTTCAGCTCCTCCGGCTTCACCACCGGCTCCAGGTTCTGTTGTGCCTCCACCACCAAGATCCATTCCACCGCCTAAATCCATTCCACCGCCCATGCCACCAGCCATATCACCAGCACCACCGGCTGCACCTCCAGTTTCTTCACCTTTTGCTGCATTTATACGTTTAACATTTTGTGAAATACGTGTAAGTTGTTCTTTTCTTTCTTTTTTGTATTTTTCATTAAGTTTAAGATCTTCTTCTGTATAATTCATATATTTTTCAACTAAAAACTTAGGATCAAAATACATACCATCATAGGATATTTCTCCTTCTCCATTTACTTCTGGCTGTTTTATATTCATAAGTTCACCAACTATACCTGCTCCCTGCCTTGCAATATCTCGTTTTTTGGTTTCTGTAAATAAATTTTCTTCAACATATTCAAGGCCCACTGCACCTTTTAATGCTTTATCTTTTGCAAATTCAGGATGTTTTAAACAAAATTGAATCCATGTAGGTTTTAATAACATTTCTTGAAGAATAGAACGAATACGATTAATAAAATATCCGAATCGTATTTCTTCTCTAGCAATACTTTCTCCTCCCGTACTCCAGTTAGAATTACTTCCACCACCTTCATCACCTGTTGATGAAAATCTATCTTTAGGAACTTTAGTTTCAATTATAAATCGTTTCCAAAAATAATCAAGAGCCATAGTTCCAGATAAATCATAACCGGCTGGTTGAATTGAATCTATTTCAACTTGTCCACCGCCTTCTTTAGAAGGAATTATATATTGTTTAGCAAATGAAAAATTAGGCGTTCCGTTCATAGTTATTTCGCCACTATGATAATCAATAGTAACATCTTCTTTATACATAGCACGTAATTCAGATAAACGTGTTCTTGCTTTAACTTCTGACTGAGTTCCAATTGGAACTACTACTTTCATACGAAATTGTGAATTTATTACGTTCCATATTATACGTGAATTTTCCAAAGTACGAAGCATATTAAATGCTCTTACAAGTCTTTCAACATATGATAAACGTGATATGAATTGTCCTCTGGCCCAAGAAATATAAATTACATTGCCGTCAACTAATTCTCTTTGCTTTTCTGAATCGCCTCTAAATTGAGTCCATACTCTAAATTCATTACCGTCATCATCTTTTCTCATTTCAGGTTCAAGAGTAACTGGATCAAGTTCTTTAAATCCTAATACATTTTTTGCATCTTCTGTTTCTTCACCATCATAAATAATTTCAAAAGCAAGAAATCCATCAATTAAGAATTTTTTTGCATAATGCCAGCCATCATGTCCTGTGTTAAAACCAAACGCATAATATACTTTTTTAAATGATTCATTAAGATCATCTACAATTTCTTTAGCTCTATCGGCTTTAAGAACAGATTTTAATTTTTTAGTATTAGGATATGCAAAGAAATTTGCATCATCTTGAATAATTGTTTCATCTGCAATAATTTCTATAACATGTTCAATTTCTCCATTCATTGCAAATCTACGAAGAAAATCTCTTCTTGTAGGATATTCTTTATCAAAAAATGCAATAAATTCTTTTTGATTAATATCTGCTCCTGAATACAATTGATGTTGTCCGTATAAACTATACATTGAATCTTCTTGCATTTCTGCAATACCGATTGCTTTAGATTGTTTAATTACCTTTTCATCCCATCGCATTCCAAGAACGCTCCAGTATCTTATATTTCGTTGAATATTATCTAAAAAAGATCTAGAACCTTTGTCGAGATTATGTAGTGTGAAACCACTCATATTTAAATATTTATTTTATATATTATATCTATTATTTATTATTTTGTTTTCTTTGAATAGCATTTTGATGATTCTTTAACCCCCATGGAGTAAATTCTTTTTTGCAATGATTACATGTTATTTTTTTAATATTTAAGGATGCTTCTTTTAAATTATCTTTATGTTTTTCAGAAAGAGATCTTCCTGTTAATGCTTTTGTAATTTTTTGTCGCGTTATTTCATTTCTATGTTTGCCGAAATAATGATGATCCTTTCCTGTATGTTTTCCTTTACGATGTTTGCTAATATTATCTATTGATTCTTGTTTATGATGTTTACCAAACATTGGGTGTTTTTCGCCGACTCGTTTACCTTTACGATTGTTACTCATATTTTTTCTCATTTCGGGTGTACGAATTTTTCCTTTATTTGCTCTACCTATTTTATGTTTTGTACTTTCTGCTAAAGTTGCATTATTAAAACCAATTCCTCCCTTAGGACTTATGTTATATCCATAGGATATAAAGTATTGTATAGTTCTATATAATATTCTTCAAATTCCCTAGCTTGTAATATATTGCTGCATTCTTTTAATATTTCTTTTTTAAAATTTTCTATTTTATATTTTTTAATAACCTTTAATAAGTATCTACCACTGCCCAAATATTTATCATTAATATTATTGGTTGAGTGACTTCCTACGTATTGTTTATTGGTAATTAAATTAGTGGTTATATAAATTATGTTATATTTTTTTTCCATAAAGATATATTTTATTATATATTCATGAACTAAATGTAAATCTTGCCATTAAAGAGTTTTATTTTTATTATCCCAATATGTGTTATACATTAATTGTAACCCTATTTTTTTAAACGATTCTTTTGGAGAAAAGAATGGAATGTATGGCCATTCTTGATATTCAATCATTCTAAGCTTACGAATATTCTCAATATTATATGATCTATATGCGTATGTAAATAATGCTTGTTGACTTTTATTAAAATATTCAAATATAGCAGGATTTTTTTTAGATAAAGTTGCAATTACATATTTAAAATTTATTGCAATATGATTATATTCAGTAAGTTCTTCTACATTATCTAAAAAAATTTTATACATTTCATAATATGCTTGAAAAAACTTTAATCTTTCTAATGACGGCAACATATTTAAATTAATACCACATATTAATTTTTTATCATAAAGATAATTGGTACAAAATAATATAGGTGTAAAATCGTGATATTGTATTTGTTTTCCTGTTTTTAGATTTTGTAATACCGAAAGATTTGTCTCATTTAAATGAATAAATGTGTATACCATTCCTTGAGTAGGTATACCATCTTTAAGTTTTTTTAATTTAGATTCTTGATCTGTTGAATCAATATCTATCAATTTTTTACTTTCCTTTAAATCTAATTTAAGATAATTTTCAAATAATCGAGTATATGCAAGATCTTTTATCTTATCAATTTTTTTAAATTGTTCATATGTATTTTTTGGAGATTCCATAATTATTGATTATTTCCTGCCCAAAATTTTCCTATTAGTTGTTGAAGTGTTTGTTCAGTAAATACGTAAAATTTACAGCCGTTTTTTTCTGCATAGGCTTTCATGGCTGCAAATTTTGCCTCGTTTATTAAGTATTCTTTTGCGTTTAAATTAAATCTTTTATGTTCTTTTAATAATGCTTCTGGATTTGGCGGTACAGGTTTTTTTAATTTAGCTGACGGTTTTATTTCAACAAACCATTTTTCAATAAGATTTTCATCTTTTTTAAGTTCTATATAAAAATCTGTATGATAATTTCTTATTACCCAATTTTTTGGATCGTTAGGATCTAATCCATATTTTTTACATTCTTCAAGTTTAGATACACGATCATAATAAGGAACTTTAATTGGTTCTGAACTCCACCTAACAATAGATGCAGAAAAATCACACCAACGACAAAAAGAATGTTCCCAAGAACTTCTATAAACTACGAGATCTGAATTTCCTATATATTTTTCTTTATTTTGAATTATGTAATACCCTTGTTTTACTACAGAATTAGGATTTCTGCTGGGAGCGTGCCATTTTTTATACGCGTCAGCTTGCATTTTTATTTATATATTATAAATTTTATTGCTTGATGTAGATATTTTTTTACTTTTTGGCATATTTCCATATAATTTTCTCCAACCTTTTGCAAATCCATTTTTAATTATTTGAGTAAAATATGCAAATGCATTTTGAGATTTTTCTGGATCATATCCTCTCCAGTATTGAAAACAATCCATAACAGCAAAAGAAATACAATCTTCTCTATCTTCGGTGTAAATATAATTTAATTTTGTAGAAAATTTCTTTGCCATTAAAATAAACATATCTAAAGCTTCTTTTGTTAATTCATTGTTTTCTTTAGATTTTATTATTTGATTTCTTAGGTCCGCGTTTTTTACATGTATCGCCATAGTATTAAATCTTAATTAATTTTTAATTTTATATGTAAAAAAAACAGTAAAGTTTTACTGTGTTACATTTAAATCATTTTAATTTTTATTTTTTAGGAGATATTGGCACTACCTTTATGTTATAATTTGATTTTTTAACATTATTTATGGTATCTATATTAGGTGTAACTTTTAAATTATCTTCAGGAGATACTACTTGAAATTGTAAACCATTCATATATTGTATAAAATCATGTAATGTTAAGCCTTTCTGATTAGTAAGAAACATAACATATGAATCGCGCATTGCATTTTGATTTTTTATTACATCACGTTGATTTATTAATATATCCTTTTGGCTAGTTTTAATTGAATTGACAATATTAAACAAAGAATCTATTTTCAAAGTTTGTATGCTTTGTGTACTTTTTATTTCTTGTACATCTTTTTTAATAGATATTTTTTCGTTATCTTTTCTTTCTGATTTTACTCCTAACGTCCAAATAAATGTAACTGCAGTTACAAATACCATGAAATACCCCCAATATACTTTAAAAAATTCTAAAAAAGTTTTTATCATAATACTATACAACTAAAATTATACAGAAAGAGTTCTTAAAGAAGCTCTGGGCATTGTTTGCATTTCTTGGCCATTGACAGTTTTACGAATAATTTTAACTGCGTCTGCATCTCCTATAGCATTTGAAAAATCTATAGCGTTAATTAAAATATTTTCAAGAGCATCTTCATTTGTTTCATCTATGATAACTCCTGGGATATAATTATCTTCATTCGCAAAATCATTTATATCTTCAAATATTCTAATTTGAGATTTCGTAACAAATGTAGTGTTGCCTTCCATAAGAACTTTTATTTGTTTTTCTGGAGTTGCTTTTTCCCAAGAACTATATTTAACAAAGCAATCGTTTAATTTAATAGGAACGTTGCCCATAAAAATACCGCATCTTACATATTGTTCAAATAGAAGTTTTTGTGTTTCATCATCAAACTTCATATGAGGTTCAACTTGAAGATCTGGTTTTTTATTTTCTTTAACTTTTGAAGGATCTACTAATTTAGTGTTTCCTTGAATTTGAACTATAACTTTTCCGCCAATTTCTCCAATAACAAAACCTTTTTGACCGTCTAATTTTACTGCATCGCCTATTTGAACACTTTCATTAAGAGAATTAAATTCTAATTCTTGTTTTTCTTCATTAAGATTATCCATAATTAAGATATTTTATTTATTGTTTCTTTGGTCTTTTAAGAAATACCTTTTTAACTTTTTTAGGTTCTTCTAAATCTCCGGGATTTTTATCCTTATTGAAATTTGTTCTTTCAAGATTTTTTTCTGGCGGTTCTACACTTTCTTCTTTTTTCTTTTCTTCTTCTGGAGCTTCAGGAGCTTCTTCCGATTCGCCATCTTTGCTTTCAGGAGATTCAATATCTAATTCTGTAGTACCTTTTTCACCACTATCGCCGAGATTTAATTCATCAGTGCCTGAGCCTTCTCCCGCCGGTTGTTCTGTTGGAGTTTGTTCTGTTGGAGCTTCGCCGGTTTGACCTGCGTTACTTTCATCGCCCGCTTCTTCTTCACCTTTTGGTGTTTCTAAATCTTTTTCAGCATCTACTACGTCTGCATATGCTTCAACTTCGTCTGCGCCTAAATCAACTTTATCTGTATCATCAGATGGTTCATCACTTATAAGTTCTGATTTATCATCATCAAATGTAACTGCAGAAGCTGCGCCATCTGCTGCCGGTAAACTTGCCATACCTACTTCTGTTCCAAATTCATCACCTTCTGATCCAATATCATCTTTTCCAGTTTCACCTTTAGCAGCCATAGCTCCTGTAGGAACAACTACTGTATAAGATTTTCCAGATTGATCATCCTGGACTGTTATATTTAAATTTTCAGTAACATTAACATACTGTTCAACGTCGTTAAGATAATTTTTAAAATCTAATTTAATTTCTTCAAGTTCTTCACTTAATGCATTTACAACAGCCTTTGAAGTATCGTTATTATCATAATCGGATGAAAATTTATCCATTCTTGTTTGTATATCTTTAATATAATCTGAATATTCTTGTTTTGTAGATTCTATTTCTGATAATATTTTTTCTTTATTAGGAAGAATATCTTCAAAAGTTTTTGAAACATCAAATCTCATATGTTCCATCATAATTTTTTCAGCTTGAATAGGATTAATATTTCTATAAAAAGTTGATTTATTATTAAGTGGATCAAATGTTGTAATAAAAATATTATCTCTTAGTTTAAATATGTTGGCTGCATAATTTTCATTTTCAAGTAAATATACTCTTTTAACAAAATCTAATTCTGCAATTTCATCAAAATTTTCTCTCAATGCATTAACTATATTAAAAAATTCTTGATTTCCCACCCACTGAGATACAGTTGCCGATTCATTTATTTGATTTTTTCCAAAAGATTTTCCATTAACAAGTGTTTCTGTTTCTGTTAAAACTGCGTTGTCTTCTCCTACATATACTTTAATGTCTCTTTTAGATACTTCTACATTGGGAAGATTAACAATTTCACAAAGAGTTTTAAAGTTTTCGTTAATATTGACAACATCATCTTTTTTCAATTTATTGATATTATTACCCTTTCTAACATAATAAGTTCCTGCTACATTAAACAAAACTTCATTTTCTCCTAAATATAAAATTGGAGAAAATAATTTATCTTCAATTGCACAAGCTGAATTAGAATATTCTAATTGTAATGAAGTAGCATCTAATGTTACAATGTTAATAATATCGCGAACAAATGGATCATAACTAAATTTAACAAGAGCTTCTTTTAAAAGATGCTTAGTTTGTTCAGTTTTATCATTAAGATAATTATCAATATAATCTTGAACATAAGGAATAAGATAACTACTTCTAGTTTCTTTCATAAGTTCAAGTATTTTAGATATGTCAACATCATTTTTATATTGTTTTACTTTATTAGCAATAGCTCCTAATTCTGTAGTTACCGTTGGAAGATAATTAAAATCGGATACAGCTGAAATAAAACTTTCATACAAAAGAACTTCGGGAACATTTTCGAGTCTTTCTTTGAAGTTTTCAAGAATTGAAGCAAGAGTAAAATCAAACTTTGCTTCTTTTTCAATCAAAGTGTTGATGGCTTTTCTTACTCCTAAATTCTTAACTGAGTAAACTCGTTTTTGATTACTTAACCATTCACTAATGACTTTATCATTAGAATATTTTTCTAAGCTCTCAAAAAGATTGCCTATAGCAACACGTTCAATTTCTAAACGTGCATCAGTTGAAACTCCGTTATAAATGGCCGAACTAATTGCACCTATAGTTGATTCGCACAACGCTTGAACTTCAGCATTCTTTGTTTGAAATTTAAGATTATTGATCTTTGTTATCATATCTATCTATTAATTTTATAAAACAATATTTTTATTTATATATTTATCAGTTTTTTGTTTTTTTAGACAATTTTTATATTCTGGATAACATCAAATACGTCTTCGTTAACACTGTTAGCAATTTGTATATCTATTAACTTATAATCTACTAACCCCGGAAATATAATATTACCATAAGGTAAAGTAACCGGATGATTTTCATCTATTTTATTTCCAATTAAATTAAAGTATAAAGATGCATCTCCGGAATAAATTACTTTACCTAAAGTATCTTTCATTTCTAATACTGCATTAATAGAAATGTCTGGTTGAGGAGACAAAAAATATCCACTATCTACAATTGTAAATGAACTTTCAGAAATTTCTTTTGTAACTGTATCGGGCAATATTCTAACAATAGGCTTTCTGTATAATGAAATACTTGAATCTTCACCCCATAATATTACTGGATGTTTGTAGTTAGTAAAGGTTTCTGGTATATTCCAAACATAATATTCATTATTAGGAACAAGTTTTTCTATTAAATTTTTTTCATTTTCTCCATGATTTAACCAATACGCTGATATACGATTTATATTAGAGTTTTCATCGTGATATGTCCATTCTATTAATAATGGATATGATTTAGGAACCATTAAAGGTGAATTTGTAGTTCCACTAGTAGGCGAAGTTACTGTTATGATACCATCATTTGGACTTACATTTTTATCAATAAGACGATAACCTATACCTGTCATATAATCATTTGCGTTTGTTTCTGCAGTTGGATCAAATACTGGTTGATAAGATTCTACTTGTAATGCAAATTTAATTTTTATTTGAGTGCTATTGGCTGTTTCAAAGGAATATTGAATATTTTTTTCAAGTGTAACATCTTCTGGAAATCCTACTGTGCACCCTACTCTCATTCCTTTATAATAAACATAAAATGTGATAGTTTTATAAAATAATTCACGAATTAACTGTTCAACTTTAAGACCAGTTATTTGAGTATCTAACCAAAGTTCACAATCAAAATTAACATTTAAAGGTATTGAATAAAGAAATGAGCGATATGTTTGTAATTGACCGTTTATTTCTTTAAGATAACTTCCTTGAATATAACGAGAAGTTGTTCTAACTGAATCTATAACAGAACCTGTATATGTAAGAATTCCTCTAGGAATCATATCAAAATTTCCATCTGCAGGTTTAGGCGGTATACAATCTGCGTAATGTGTATAGAAATCTTGCATAAATCTTTCATCGCCTGACATATTATAATACCAAGGAATACTTATGGTTTCTATAACTTCATTACTCCACACCTGTTCATAGTTTATCTTATTATTTAAAATATTAAGAAGGCCAGCAATTATAGCGCGGGAAAGTATATCTTCGTTATTATATCGTTGATGTAAAGCCATTAGTTAATTTAATTTTCTTCTATAAGATGTAAGAAATCGTTATACTGCTTTTCTGTTAATTTTATTGGAAATTTAGTAAATTCTTTTTCATGAAATCTGTGTAATCTTAGAGCATATAATACTGTTCTATCTTGTTTATTTAATTTTATAATATCATTATTAATTTCAAATATATGATATAATATATTTTCTGAATATAAGATGTGTCTTTTTTCTTCAATAGCAGTTTTAATATTTTTGGCTAAACCTTCTATTATTTCTTGTTCTAATTCTTCTATTGTTTTTTCATGAGAGGGTTTATTTAAATATCCTTTAATAAATCTGTAAAGAAAAAATAAGCCCATGATCATAGCTGGCCAATGAATTACTTCATTTAACTTTTCATTTTTGTTTATACTTTCTTTAACTAATTTTGCTTTCATGTAATTGAATTTTATTTTATTTATCTATTGTTTTTATTTATTGTTTTTTAATGTAATTAATTTATCAATTATGTATTTATCAAAGTTTTTTGCATGCGCATCTCTAATATCTTCCATAGAAGCTTTTGCGTTTAAACTTATTAAATATACAACAATATGTTTATGCCCATATAAAATTGCGCAAGAAAGAGCAGTTCCTATCTTAAATCCATTAATATCCGCGCCACATTTCACTAATAATTTTACCATATCAAGATTTCCTATTGCAGCTGCCCATCTTAATGCAAAACTATTATTATTACTAGGATCAACTTTTTTACTAAGTAATAAATATGGCATAATTTCTATTTTATTTCTACTAGCTAAATTTACTAATATTGCATTATATCCATGTGATTCACCAAATCTATATTTTTCTATATCATAATAAATTCCTATGCCGTATTCTTTAATTATGTATTTTTTTATTATGCTGTTTATTCCTATACCCATATCATGAATTGGATCAGATTCATCTGTAAATTTTTCATTTATTGTTTTTATAGGGTGTTTAATTTCCATATGAAAATGATCTTTTAATACTTGAGCAAGTTTTTTTCTGATTGTGTTTACAGTTCTTTTTTCTAGATCTCCCCAAAATCTTTCATCTCTATTACATATATATTCAAAGGCTTCTTCCGGTGTTTTTTTATCAGGTTCCGTTACCTGCACAAGTATATCATAAAGTGCATATTCGTATGTTTTGTTTATATTATCAATATTTTTTAAAGATGGTGAAAAATATTTTTTATAAGCATCTGCGGGAAACATATGTCCTATCTCATCCTTTTTTTTACTCCAAAATTTAATAAAATCAAAACCTATATCTAAATCTTTTATGGGATCTGAATCTGCTGTAAATTTTTCATTAACTGAACGTGGAATTCCGCCATATTGTTTTAACAATTCAATTAATTTATAATCTTTATCATCTTGCGCAAGATAATAGGCGCCTTCATCCTGTGCATGTATATTTGCACCATTATCTAATAAAAATTTTACAACGTCATAATGTTTTCTTTTTGCAGCCCATCGTAAAGCTCTATCTTCTAAGTAATGAATATCTGCTCCTTTGTTAAGAAGATATTTTACTAAATCTAATTTTCCAAATTTTGTACTAATCCACAGAAGATCGTTATCATTTTCGAATTCTTTTTTCATGTATATGTCGTATTTTAGCATATCATGTAAATCTTTAATAAATTTTTCTAATTTGCCTGCCATACCAATTCCCATATCTTGTATAGGATCTGAATCCGCTGTAAATTTTTCGTTAATATATTCTTTGATGATTTTCAAATAGAATTTTTATTTTATTTATTCATTCTATTCTACTACTTGAATTCTTTTTATAAATTCTATCGGGAATGCTTTTCTATTATTATGAATTAGATCAGCAAGAGATCCATCTAATATATAAGTAATAGCCCAATCAGTTTCGCTTCTAACAGAACGACCGGTTCCCTGCAAGATACTAATTATAGCTTTCCACCGGTACCAATCTGGATTTATTTTAAGTTTTGTCGCCACAAATTTATCACTTAAACTCATATATGGAACTTTTGCAAAAATTGCAAATCTACTCCAACTATCTTTTAAATCTAATCCTTCAAGAAGAGATGGCCCCATCAATACTTTTGATTTATCTTTTTTAAGTATATCTAATACCTGTCGTTTTTCCTCAGTTCCGCTATAAACTAATATTCTTTTTCTATGTTTTTTAGAGATATTTTCATAAATTTTCATAGTTAAATCATATGAAGCTGTGTGAATAATACCGCTTTCATTTTTATGTTTGTCTAAAATTTCATTTATAGTTTCATACATCCACGGAAGATTACCTTCTATTTGACTATAAGACATTCTTCGTTTATTATAAAAATATATTGGAGATTTTTCAAAATCAAAATGCGAATCCATTTTAATATATTTTGCTGAATTTAACGCAATACTTCTTAAATAATCAGTTGGATCAGCAAATGTAGCAGACATTAACACTGTAAATCCTGTCCATTGATGAAAATACTTATGCATCATATAAGATTCTTCTAAACAATTAAATGTAAGTTCTTTATCTCCTGTAGGATTTTTAACTATATTACGGGTTGAAGTTTTATTAACAATATCATTATAATCTTCTACTTTACAATGTAAATCTTTTAGCCAATCGCAAAGTCTTAAAGTTTCTCTCCATTCTTTTGGTGGATCTTCATGAGGATATTCTTTTTTAACTTTTTCTTTTAATAATTCCCAAGAACTTCTGTATGATTCAAAAGATTCTTCTATTTCTAATAAGATTTCATGCAAAGTATCTTGATTTTCAGTATTAAATAATTTTTTAATATTGACTTTAATATCGGATAAATCTTCTATATGATTTTTAACTTTATAAACTGCAAAAAATTCGGTAAGTTTTTCAATTTTTTCTATTGTTTTTGGATCAAATTTAGGAGAATAATGATTTTGAACTATATCAAGAATTTTATGGCCTTCATCACAAAAAGTTACATCGCGCGGAGGAAATATAGGTTCTTCTATACTTTGATTCACATAATTTTGAGAAATTAACCAATAAGCATAATTTAATAAAGATGTTGAAGACTGTGAAGCTTTATCTCTTGCATAATAATATGGGCAATTTGAATAACAACTCATTTTTTGCGGTTGAATGCTTCTTATATGGCAAGTTCCTAAAGAATTTTTTTCCATATTATCTATACATATATAATTGTCAACTCCTTTTATAGAACCCCAATAAAGATTAAATTTTTCAAAATCTTTTTCATATTGTTCCTGCAAAGAAAGATCAGACGTAAGAATATAACATTTTTTTTCTAATTGATTAAATATCCAAGATGCACACATAGCAATTATCGATTTACCGCTTCCAGTAGGACAACTTAATATCATAACTTTGTGAGTTTTATTTAGATATGTTTTTATTATTTCTATAATTACTTCTCTTTGGCCCTTTCTCCAAATCCAACTTTCTCCTAAAAATATAATTCTAAATTTTTCTATTTTTTCCTCTATTTCTTCTTTAGACATAAATCTTTTTATATTATTATGAATAAAATATATAAAAGATTTAAAATTTGAATAATATAAATTATGAAAAATAAATTAAATTTTTATTATGTTTATTTAATTACAAATAATATCACTAAACAACAATACGTAGGTGACAGAACTTCTCATAAAGAACCAGAAAAAGATAAATATTATCTAGGAAGCGGAAGAGAAATTAAAAAAGCTATAATTAAATATAAAAAAACAAATTTTTCAAAAATTATTTTAGAACAATTTAAAACAAGACAAGAAGCCGGCGAAAAACAAGGATATTATATAAGACTATATAAAACACACATATCTCAAGGAGGATATAATGTTAGTTGGGATGGTGGAACATGCAACGGTGAAAGAAAACATATAGAAGAATCAAAACAACTTATGCGAAATAAAGCTAAAAATAGAAAACCTCAATCAGAAGAAACAAAGAAAAAAAGAAGAGAATCTTTAAAGGGCGTACTATCTGGACAAAATAGTCCTATGTTTGGAAAAAAACAATCTGAAGAAACAAAGAAAAAAAGAAGTAAATCTTTATTAGGACATGTTGAATCTGAAGAAACAAAAGAAAAAATTAGATTATCATTAATAGGGCATTTTGTATCTGAAGAAACAAGAAAAAAACATAGTAAAATACACACAGGGCAAATTCCATGGAACAAAGGATTAACTAATGAAACCGATGAAAGAGTAAAAAATAGTAGCGAAAAAAAACATAGAGCTTAAGTTTTACTAAGCTCTATTTTTATAATTTTGTTTCTACATTACCATAAACTTTACATCTATTTCTTATTTCTTGCGATGTAAATTTAGTTCCACAACCATACATATAAACATTGCCATAAACTATTTTAGGCATAAACTCTAATGATTTTAAATCATGATTATAATTGCAACAAAAAGATCCATAAATTATTCTAGGAACACCCTTTAAATTTTTTAATTTACTTACATTCAACATACAATCGCCATAACATACATTAAATTTTATAAAATCTGGTAATTCAGTTATAATATTTCCTCTAATAATTAAAGACGGCTGCACAATAGCTATATTATTTGCTATGTATTGTTTTGTATAAGTTGTTTTATAGTTAATTCCCACATCTATAGTTCCATTTGGGTTTATTCTAAAATGTTTTATTAAATTATCATAATTTTGCCTCCTTGTAGTATTTATATAATTTATCCATTGTATAATTTTATGTTTCTTACCAATTCCTAAGTCATAAATTGGATCTGATTCTTCAGAAAATTTTTCATCAATATGTTCTCTAACGTACTTCATTTATAGTAAATGTTCGATCATTTCCCTTTTCTTGTTCCAGTATCATATCCTTTAAAAAAACTTTTTTCATTTCACCATTATCAAGTTTAAATAAAAATGCGTTG